GTTGATATAGGTTTTGGCAAAACACCAGAGGAAGTTGGGAAAATGACTCAAGCGGCTGGATGGAACACAATGCCTGTAAAAATTGAAACAGAAAAAACTGTTAGAAAAGTAGGTGAAGGCGTCCCTGACGCCCCCTTCAAGGACACTTGGCATCAGCTTGCGTTAAAGAGAGCAATTAAGGAAGCTGTGGACAAGGGTTACGACAGGATTGGATTGACAACGGGTAAGCAGCAAGCAGAGCGTTATGACTTGAGCAAACAGATCAGCAAGGTTTATTACAGTCCCCCTGATTCAAAACAAGCAAACAAGTTTGGCACGGTGTTCAAGGCTTTTGACAGTCGCGGTCATGAAATTATCAACAAGTCTGTGACGCCTGAAGAACTTCCAGGAATTGTTGGTAAGGAGGTTGCTCAAAAGTTACTTAATGCAGAAAGCAACAGCATGGGCGTTAAAGCACTTGAGGGCATTGATCTTTCGGTCGGCGGCGAGGGCATGAAGAAATACTACGATGAGGTTTACCCTGCTTTCCTCGAAAAACAAGGTAAGAAGTACGGTGCAAAAGTGGGTGAAACAGAAATCAAAACGGGACAACGAGTACAACTTTTCGGTGTTGGCAAACTTAAAACTGGTAACGAAAAAGTACGCTACCTTGACATTACCCCAGAGATGCGTAAAGCAGTTAAAGAAGGTCAGCCATTGGCATCAATGCAAAACGAACTTGCCAATCAAATGGCTTAACTATGCAACTGCCCATTTACCGAGGTGAAGAGGAACAGAAGCTGATGACCGAGTTATGGTCACCGGCTGTTGCGGATGACTTGGAAGCGTTCGTGATGTACGCTTTCCCTTGGGGTGTGAAGAACACGCCGTTGGCGAGGTTCACAGGCCCGAGGAAGTGGCAGCGGGAGGTTTTGCGGGATGTGACTGAGCACATTAAGGCGCAGCAGGGCAAGGTTAACTTTGACACTATTAGGGAAGCAGTATCCAGCGGACGAGGCATTGGCAAGTCAGCGCTTGTTAGTTGGCTGGTTCTTTGGATGCTGACCACCCGCATAGGCGGATCGGTAGTGGTTAGCGCGAACAGCGAGAATCAGTTGAGGTCGGTGACCTGGGCAGAGTTGACCAAGTGGTCAGCGATGCTGATTAACTCGCACTGGTGGGAGATTAGCGCGACCAAGCTGGTGCCTGCCAAGTGGTTGACGGACATTGTTGAGAAGGACTTGAAGAAGGGCACCAGGTACTGGGCTTGCGAGGGCAAGCTGTGGTCGGAGGAGAATCCTGACAGTTACGCTGGTGTGCATAACCAGGACGGCATGATGCTGATCTTTGATGAGTCTAGCGGCATACCAGATGCGATCTGGGACGTTGGCACAGGATTCTTTACCGAGAACACGCCTGACAGGTATTGGTTTGCGTTCTCCAACCCGCGCAGAAACAGCGGGTACTTTTTTGAGTGCTTTAACGCCAAGAGGGCGTTTTGGAAGTCGCGGGTGGTGGACGCTAGGACGGTGGAGGATACCGATAAGGCGGTGTACGAGCAGATTATTGCTGAGTATGGCGAGAATTCCAGCCAGGCCAAGATTGAGGTTTACGGCGAGTTCCCTTTGGCTGGGGAAGACCAGTTTATTGGGCCGACGTTGGTTGATGATGCCATGAAGAGGCCCAAGTACAAGGATATGACAGCTCCCATTATTGTGGGGGTTGACCCTGCTAGGGGTGGCGCCGATGCGACTGTGATTGTGGTTAGGCAGGGGCGCGACCTGGTGGCCATCAAGCGTTACCAGGGTGAAGATACTATGACCATAGTGGGCAGGGTGATTGAGGCCATTGAGGAATACAAGCCGACCTTGACGGTGATTGACGAGGGAGGGCTGGGGTACGGGATACTTGACCGGCTGACCGAGCAGCGGTATAAAGTTCGAGGGATTAACTTTGGCAATAAGGCCAAGCACCCGATTGCGTTTGGCAATAAACGCGCTGAAATGTGGAATGATATGAGGAACTGGTTAAAATCTGCTAGTATTCCTACCGACAGGCAGTTGAGGGCAGATTTAACTGGACCGGCTAAGAGGCCGGATTCTTCGGGTACTATTTTCCTAGAGGGGAAAAAAGAGATGAGAGCAAGAGGGTTAGCATCGCCGGACGCCGCGGACGCGCTGTGCGTGACGTTTGCTTTTCCTGTTGCTCACCGCGAGTATACTGAGCCGTCCCGCAGGATTAATTCGCAGGGCAGCAGTTTAAACACTTCATGGATGGGTTCGTAATCATGGCAACTAAACCTGGGCTTTATGCCAACTCACGCCAAGCAAGCGCGTATTGCTGCTGGCAGCAAAGAGAAAATGAACAAGCCTGGCACAAAGGCAGCGCCTTCGGCCAAAGATTTTAAAGATTCAGCCAAGACTGCGAAGAAAAAATAATGGCAAACACCAAGCCAATCGGCGTTGCATACGAAGACCAAAACATCATTGGTGCTGATATTGTCAAGGCTACCGACATTGCTTGTACTGGCACGATTGGGTATTCGGCCAGTGCTTTCGGCACAGTAACCCAGACCAACAACAAAACCACAGCGGTTACGATCAACACGCCTTCCGGTCAAATTACTACGGCCAACGCACAGATGGCCCCCAGCGCCAATGCGGTGTTTGTGGTTAATTGCAGCACGGTTAGCGCCCGCGATGTGGTTGTGATCAGTGTTGCCTCTGGCGGCACTTTGGGTGCGTACAATGCTTTTATCGCGGCGGTGGGCGATGGTTCGTTTACGGTGGAACTTAAAAACGTGACCAACAACGCCTATTCTGAAGCAATTAAATTGAACTACGCCATCTTCCATACGGAGAGTTAATATGCCACTCGTCAAATCCAAATCGCCAGAAGCATTCCGCAAAAATGTAAAGGCTGAAGTTAAAACGGGCAAGCCGGTGGCCCAAAGTGTTGCAATCGCATACGCAGTTAAGCGTAAAGCAGAAAAGAAGAAATAATGGCCGATTACACAGGCATGGTGGCGGTAGGCAATGTCGCCAACGGTGGCGGCAAGAAGGACGACGACTCCAACGTCTTGGCGACCGCCCGCAGCCGCTTGGACATGGCAATATCGGCGCTGTCTGAGTCCCGCGAGGACGAGATTGACGATTTAAAGTTCTACGCCGGAAGCCCGGACAATCACTGGCAGTGGCCTGCCGATGTGCTGGCAACCCGTGGCGCGGTGCAGGGCCAGACCATCAACGCACGCCCGTGCCTTACGATTAACAAACTGCCGCAGCACGTTCGGCAAGTCACCAATGACCAACGACAAAACCGCCCAACAGGCAAAGTTATTCCAGCCGACGACAAGGCCGACGTTGACGTTGCCCAAGTCTTCAACGGCATGGTTAGACATATTGAATACATCTCGGACGCAGATGTTGCTTACGACACCGCCTGCGAAAACCAAGTTTCCTACGGAGAAGGCTACATCCGAATCCTGACCGAGTATTGCGACGACAATACCTTTGACCAAGACATCAAAATTGGCCGGATTCGCAACAGTTTTTCGGTCTACATGGACCCGGCAATCCAAGACCCGTGCGGCGCGGACGCCAAGTATTGTTTTGTGACCGAAGACATCCGCAAAGACGATTACCAGCGGATGTACCCCGACTCAGCGCCCATTACCACCCTGCAAACGCTGGGTGTGGGCGACCAGAACCTGTCTCAATGGCTCAACGAGGACACCATTCGCGTCGCGGACTACTATTACGTTGATTACGACAAGGCAACGCTCAATTTGTACCCTGGCAACGCCACGGCCTTTGAGGGAACGCCTGAAGACAAGCAATTGCGGGCCATGTATGGCAAACCAAAGAAGTTTAGGCAGTCTGACCGGCCACGGATCAAGTATTGCAAGATAAACGGCTACGAAATCTTGGAAGAACGCGAGTGGGCGGGCAAATACATCCCGATTGTCCGCATTGTTGGCAATGAATTTGAGGTTGACGGTCGTTTGTATGTGTCCGGCTTGGTGCGAAACGCCAAGGACGCCCAGCGGATG